TATTTTATTTATTATTATGCAACAAGCAACACTTTTATATGATAAAAATGCATATTGGGAAGTAGATTATATTAATTTATTATTGGAAAAATGCGATATTAAAAAAATGCATGTATCTGTATCAGAATTAATTGCAATGAATGATGAATCTATAATTAATAATAATATATTAGTATTTTCTACAAATGAATATCCATTTAATGTAATATATCCAATTGTTTTAAGAATCAAGCCATTAATAATTATTCAGTTATCAGAAGAATGGGGAGGACGTGCAGAATACATGAGATTAGCAGACCATACCAAGTTATATATTAGACAATATAATAAAAAAGATTATCCAATTAATAAACCAAATATGATTCAATTACCATTAGGTTATATGTCTAAAATGTTTGATTCAAATCCATTAAATAGTAAATTAATTCCAATTACTGAAAGAAAGTTAACATGGTCATTTATTGGTAGAATTAAATCAGACAGACAAGAAATGATAGATAAATTTAGAATATTTGATAATTACATAATAGATAATAATATATCATCAGATAAAATGGCTAGAATTTATGAAGATTCTATTTTTGTTCCTAATGGTAGAGGTAATGTGACATTAGATTGTTTTAGATTATATGAAGCAGTATTTTGTGGTGCAGTACCAATAGTAGTAGGAGATGAAGAAGAAATTAATATTACATTTTGGTATAATAATAATAAACCGCCATTTATATATGAATTATCATGGGATAATGCAGTAATTAAATGTAGATACTTATTGGAGAATAAGGATAAACTAAAGGAAACACAAGATAATATTTTTAGGTGGTTAAAAGATTATCTCGAAGACTTACAAATTAAAATTAAAAATATATTAGAACCAACTAGCACTGGATGATTTCTTTAATAGAGTTGTTGATTTCGGTGTTTTAGGTGCAGGTTCACCACCCAAATGTTCATTTAAAACTGCTAATTCATCATCAGTTTTAGGTGTATTATCTTTGTATCGATTACGACGTTCTTTATTCTCTTCTCTTTTAGCCAAGATTTTATCTCTAAATACATTAGCCATTTCTAAATCAGATCTATAAAATTTAATCTTATTCCATACTTCTTCATAAATTGGAAATTTTTCAGTAAACCATTTACGGTCACGTTTAACTTCACAACAATGAGAATTTACAATACGCCAATATAAAATTTTATCAAATGTATAACCAGGAATAGTTTGTTCTTTCATCTTATTTGCTAGTTCAATATTAGCATCATAATCACCTAATAAATTATCGGGATAAATATACTTGGAAGTAAATACTCTTTTATCAAAATCAGCACGTTTTTTGTAAGCATCCATTGAATATTGTAATACAAAACCATAAGTCCATTCATCTTTAATGTCAGATACTTGGTCTTGTTCATGTTTATGGACCATAGGAACAGGTTTTTTCCATTCTTCAGGATCTGTATATTCTACAATTTCACATTGCCAGAAATCACAATATTCTAAATCACAACATTCTAATTGTAATTGAATTTGAATCCAATAATAATGAGGACAAATTTCACCATCGATTTCACCTTTAAACAGAACCTTTCTTTTATAAGGACATTTAATTTCAATCATACGACCATAATTTGCTAAATTCTTCTTACCATCTAATGTATATTTATCACAAATACCATCAGGTGATGCACCAAAGAAACTATATTTAGGATGCTGAATTAAACCATATTCATCTACTTTTGTATTTTTATAATGCTCATAAAATTTAGTTGCAATCTCTTCATATTTCTTTCCATGATGCACAAAATCATTATCTACAAATTCCCTACCAAATACTTTTTCCATAATAAATACTTCTGGTTTTTCATATGGATTTTCACCAATAGCAGCAGCACCGCTACTTGCAGTAATCATATTATTTCTCATATCAAACCATGCTTTGGTACGTTGTTCAGGTTGAGGCACAGTTTTAATATAGTGCATTTTTTTATCTAAAATTTTTTCATATAATTCATCAGATTCAACTTCATCTACAATAATTATAGGTTTGCATTTATTAATAATAATATCATAAATAATATCACGAGATACATCTAATTCAAAAGATTTAAATGATTCATATATATATTCAGTTAATTCATCATAAGAATTAAATTCATCTTGATCTAAATTATCGATTAAATCGTTAACTTTTTTAGTAATTTCTAAATGAGTATATTCATTCATTTGAAAATTATAATGATAAGTTTTTATATCTTAAATCAGGTTAATTCAGTAATATTATCAATTTTTCCGGTATCAGGATTATAAGAAACTACTTTATTTGTTAATTTCTTCTCATATAATAACTTTAATAAAGCATCTTTTGCTTCACCTGCAATCTTTTTCTCTTTCATATATTCTGTTAACTTTATTTCACGGATTGGATATGGAATTCTAATCCAAGGTTTCTTATTAATATTATTCGTAATTTCATTTGGAATAGATGGATTCATTTCTTTTTTCTTAATTGCAGATTTACGCTCTTCCTCCATTTTAGTAATCTTTTCTTGTAATTCAAAATTGTCCATATCCAACATTTTTAAATTCTTATTATGGATTACCATATTTTGATACTTAATATCACTTACTGCTGACATTTTTGCTAATATCTATATTTATATTTCTTTATATATGAGTATGGGGTAATGAATCATTTCTGCAAACAGGGCATTTATAACTTTCTTTGAGCAACCAAGAATCAATACAATCTTTATGAAAAATATGTGAACAGTTCAATTTACGGATAATAGAATTTTCATTATAACCTTCTAAACAGATTGGACAATTATCTTTAATAGATGGATCATCATATTTAATAATAACAGTATTTTTATCTAAAATTTCAGGAGTAGCAATATTTTTAACATCTTCATGAACTCTATTATTAATTCCAGTTAATCCGTTCATCAATGCATTAAAAAATGGACGATATATAAATGAATTTAATAAAGGAACATTATAAGTATTATAAGAATTATGTGTACTTAATAGTAAAGCTAAAGAATTTGTAGATAATTCATCATATGTTTCAGTATCTTCATCATCAGTTCCAGTATGTCCAGTATGTCCAGTTTCAGAACCAGTAAATCCAGTTGAATTTATTTCTTCAATAGTTGTACCAGATGGTCCAGTAGTATAATAATGATGTAAATTATTTAAATTAGTATTAAATAAATCAAATACAGAAGGTGCATTAATAATATCACCAGTATATCTATCATATTGTTCATTTAATTGATTTTCAGCATCTTGAATAGATCTTAGCATATTTATAAAAGTAGCACTTGTATGATATTGAATAGGAGTTTCAGTTGCAATTATTCTATCTAATACGTATAAAGCATCATCTTTATTAGCAGGGTCAATTTCTGTATATAATAAGCTAATTCCATTTTTTATTTCATCATTTGATTTTCGTTGATTTTTTAAATATCTGTACATTTGGTTAATTATACGAACTAGTGAAACTTGGGTATCATCTAATTCTAATTCAATTTCAAATGACATTTTTAAAGTAAGCATATAATCTAAATTTAGTTCTATTTCGGAATTATCATTCATTACTATAATATATTATTTTTTATAGAACGAATTGAATCTATTATTACATTTTCTTTTAGATATCTGTTTAAATTATCTCTTAATTTATAATTAATATCTTTAATAGTAACAGTTCTTTCTTGACCACGTTTTAATTGTACTGTTAAATCAGATAATTTTATTAAATAAATTTTTTTAATTTCATTCATACCATCACCAGCTTTTTGAGTAGGTTTTAATACTCTATCTCTTATAAATGCAGGAATATTATTTATATATTCATTCCATTTGTGAGAACCTCTAAATGGCCAAGGAATTTCATGATAATATAAATGATTAAAGAATATATTCATAGTATCTATTTTAGCAAAATAGGAAACTTCATTTAATTTTATACCATGAACTTTTTCTAAGACTAATCCTTGATCCATTTTTGATTTCATTTCTTGAACAACAGAATCAATATTACCAGGTCTAACATTAAATAATTCTTCAAATACTTCTCTAACTGCAGTGTGTAATGAATGAGGATCTTCTGGGTCTTTTCCACCACCAAAAACACTAAGATGATTACCTCTAAATTTATTATCAACACCTAATAAAACCATATAGTCATCAGAACCATAATTTTCAAAAAAGAATATACCAGCACCACGATAATTAGATTTTTCTTTATTAATTAAATCTAAATATTTTGAATAAAAATCACTCATATATTTATGTTAGGAAATTTAAAACAGTTTTCTATATTAGAAATAACATATGGAATAATATTTTTAGTTTTTTTGTTTTATACTACCAGAACATATAATATTAATTTATTACAATTCACATTAGTAGTGAGTGTAGTAATATTTATTGTATATATATCGATAGTAAAGAAGGAAAAATTAGAAAATCTAAAAAGTAGTTCAAATATTAAAAATACAAATAACGAATCATTATTACAATTTGTAAGTGATATTAAATATTTTGAATTATATAATCCACCAGTGTATAAAGATTTTATGAATAAAGTAGATAATTATATACGATTAGAAAAATTTATAAATTTTCATCAAAAAGATGGATATAAAATGTATCCAAAGGAAATATTAGAGCAAAATTTAGAATCTCAAAGGAATAATTTATTAAACACATTTGTAACATTTGAACATACATTAGATGACCGTATTACATCAGTATATAAACTAAATGATTTAACGAAAAAGTTAAGTCATATATTATTAAAAAGTAATCTTACACTTTAAGCACTAATTTCTTGCCAAAATAATTTTAATATAACATATACAACGATAAATATAAAACCATAATAAATATAATTTTGTTGAGAATTTTTAATACCATTAATATCTAAAGTATAAATTTGTTTGAATAATAATATGATACTATTTGCTAAATTATCAGAAACTTCTCCTAGTGATAATTCATGAATATATTTAATTGATTTTTCTTCATTAATAGCATTTTGAGTCAAAAATTGCAAACGTTGTTGTTCTTCTTTAACCCTTTCAATTCTATTTCTAGCTAATTGGTCATCAAATTGACTATTAAAATTAGAATTAATGAAATTATTATCTTTGTATTGAAATGAAGTAGGACCAGTAATCATATCACCGTTATATAAAGTAGTAACAGTTGCACCAGGTGTATATGCTCTAAGAGTTGCTCTTGATCTACTAGGAGTACTGATACCATAAGAAGGAGTTAATGGTATAATAATACCTTGAGCATCAACCATATTATCATATTTTACTTTTGTATGTTGATCAGTGTATAAAACAGCTTCAAGAGAACGATAATCTTTTAATTCTGAAATAGTAGATAATATACCAGCATAAACTGGGTCAGATAAGAATGTTTTAATAGAATCATCGGATAATACTTGTTTAGTAGAGAGATTAAAATCTTGGTCATGAAAGTTTAAGTTAATTAAGTCTGATAATTTATCGGATATATATTGTTGGTCGTCGACACTATAATTATTGTAAAGGCTTCTTAAATTGTTTAATCTTTCATCAAATGTTATTTTTTGATTTAGTATATCACCCATATTAAATAAAATTATAAAAAAATGAAAAATTTAAATTTAAAAATATAACAATAGTATTATAAAATGAAGTATGTTGTATGTCCTACATGTGGTAAAGTATTAGCTGATGTTGAACTTGAATATGAAACTAAAAATCTTGAAATAACTAGTTCAAAATTATCAGATAAGGAAAAAAGTATTAAAAGAAAAGAATTAATTGAGAGTATGGGAATCACGAGATATTGTTGTAAAATGCGTATTTTAACCCAAGTAGACCCTTATAAAGTTATTCGTTAATTATTCTTCTTTAACAGTAATTGATGTAAATGATGAATCAGATGATTTACTTTCTTCTGGATTTTTAAAAATATTAATATTTTTTTCTTCATCATTATCTAATTCAACAGGAGGATTTATTTGAACTTTAACAGAATTATTATATGTTTCAACAATATTTTGATTTTCTTTATATGCATGAAGAACTTGTTTAAATGTATCACTAGTTTTCAAATCATCTTCTTTATCTTGTGTATCTTGTTTATAAGTATTTTTATATTTTAACCAAATTTTTTCAGGAAATTCCAATGGTGTTTCTCGTAATATTTCCATTGTATCTAATATTTTAGTCATAACATTACTATCAATTTTATAAGTTGGATCATTTTTATTTAATATTATTATTTTTTCAATAGAGTATAATAATTTTGAATAATCATTCGATAGTTTTCGATGTGAATTTTTTAAATTAGGTAAATCAAAATAATTTTGACAAGCTGTTAAAAAAGTAGATAAAACAGTTAAACTAGCAATAATCAATACAGTTACTTGTTGAATAGATTGAGAATTTGCAAATAATGAACTGGAATTAAATACATTAATTATTACAGCAGGAAATCCAATTAATTTATCCCAACGGTCATAATAATTAGCAGTATCACGATGGCAATGATAATATATTTTACATTTACGTGACCAAATAATCAATAATTTAGTATTATTATCATCCATTATAATATATATAGAAAAATATTATAATTATCTTTCAGATTGAGTTTTAATTTTTTCGTATTTAGCTTTAAGACGGTGATACTTATCAACGATATCATAATATTCTTTTTTAAGCTTTTCATAATTTTCTGCTAATTTTTTATTTTCATTAGTAATATGTTCAGTTTTATTATCAACATTACCACTAATTTCTTCATCTGTCATTTTACGATATAATATAGATTCTTTTGTATTAACTGACCATGAAATCTTTCTATTTGTTAAAATAATATATTTATCATAATTATCTTTATTTTCTAAAAATCCACCTAATCTAAATTTTTTTTCTTTAGAACCATCACTATTTTTGACTATAGAATAATAACGAATATGAGTGTTGAGGGGTAGTTTTGGAATATCTTCAGTTTTAATTTTTTTGTATAAGTTTAATTTTTCTTCAATTTCAGTTTCAGTCATTTTAGATTGATATGTATCTTTGGGTCTAGGACCTTTATAAGAACTTAATCTAATTGTAGGTGCAGACATTCTCTATACTATAAACGTAGAATTAAATAATAATAATTAAACAAAATTGATAAAGTATTTAAATAATTAAATATAACTATAATAATAAAATGAATATTGATTGGGTAAAATCCGTAGATAGTCATAATATTTCATTAATTGGTATGGAAAATAAATTCCGTACTAAAGCAGAGTTATCAACTGCTGATGTATTTGAAGATAAAGTACATCAAAAATTAGATTATAGAACAAATTTTAGTGTTGATAATGAAGATGTAAATGATGAAGCAAATAGAATTGTAAAAAATTTACCTACTGAATCAATGAATAGTTTAGTATTATTAGATAATGAATATTTTTTAATACAATTTATTAGTAAGCATATTCAGCAATATAAAATTATATCAAGTAACATATCAAAATATATTAAATTTTTAGCATGGATTAGTGAAGCATCTTTAATTTTAGCAAATAGATTAAAGCAACCAAAAATAAACAAAGAATTTACAGGAGATTTGGTAAAACGTACATATGATTTTTGTCCGCATCGTTCTAGTTGTTCAATTAACTATGGTAAAAAGAAAGGTAAATGTTGTGCACCGCATTACATACATAATTTAGTACAATATGATGTAGAATCATTAATTAAATATATTGATAAGAATAAACACAATAATGTTTTTATCTATGACCAAGAAGTGTTTAAGATATTAAAACAAATTAATACGATACAATTTATTATTAATCAAATGTTTTTAGAATTATTATCATTTAAAAATTCAGTTGCTACACCTAACGATATTGAAAAATATCATCATAATTGTAAAGTAGAAGATACCAAACCAATTAATGCTCGTAAATTTGTATTTAGTGATCCAGATGTAGTTGATGCTATACATGGTGAAGAAGAACCAGCACCAGAACCAAGGAGAATGAATATGAATGTATATAGACAATGGAAATAAAAAATTAATTACTATTATATTAACTTAGTAATTAATCTGTATCTTTACTTGAATCTAC